CAGAGTATCTAAAACGACTAGAATACTGTAAAGAAGTTGGTATAACTGTATCAACAACAGAAATAACAGTGGACAGCTACTGGATATCTCATAAATAACTTTACTTAACCAAGGATTTTCAATGAAAAAATTATTAGCAGTTCTTGCCCTGCTCAGCACACAAGCATTTGCCTGGGACCAACGTCCGCCAGCACCGGTTGCACAATGTGCTGTCCATGCTCCATACGGCATGCCACAGGTACAAGGTGCAGTGCAGCCAATTTGCCGACAAGCATATCTAGTTGGGTATGACGCGGCGGCAAAACTACCACGCTTTGTCATGTGGACTCTAACACCACAACATGCACTAGGTTGTGTGGCACGTAGCAATGCTTTTGCGGCTGATCAAAGCATTCAAGGCGGCGCTGTTCCGGGAGACTATGCAGCCACGGGCTATGACAAAGGACACATGGCACCGGACGGTGATCAAAGTTGGGATAAACAAGTTGAATATGAATCATTCTTGATGACCAACATGAGCCCGCAAGCAGGCAGTCTAAATCGTGGTATTTGGAAACTGTTAGAAACAAGTGTACGTGGGTGGGCTGCACAAGGCGGTCATAACTTCAACGTAGTGAGTGGTGGCATCTACAACGCACAAGACAAAAAGATCGGCGCCGGCGTAATTGTTCCGCACGCTTTCTACAAGATTGTGGTTGATCAAAACACTGGACAAGTAGCAGGTTGGATGTTCCCACATGTGGCACCATACCCTAATTTAGGCAATGACTTGACCAAGTTCCGTTTGCCAATCGCACAGATTGAACAACAAGCAGGTGTTAAGTTTGCAATGCCAGCAAATGCACAAGAACTACAGCCAGGCAAAGAATGGCCGGTTGATTTTGGTGCGTTGACTAACCAAAAGCGCAAGCTCTGCGGTGCAAATGCCAGCATGGACTGATCCCAATTACCCAGTGTATCCCGAGGACGATGGCACAGATCGTCCTCTAAATCCTTATGGACCGCATTAAATAAAATAATATGAGAGAAATTAGATATACAAGTTTTTCTCCGGCCGGTCCTGCCATAACACCTGTTGGCCAAGACACTGGTGAGCCAGACGCTGTGCTAGACCCAAATGATCCTATATTTCAAATCATGGGCGGGCAAGCACCTAAACGTGATTTCTCACAACTGCAAGCATGGCAAAAAGATAATCCTGCCAGCAATAGAGCTCGCATCATGCGCGAGACTGGAATCAAGCCAGGCACTCCTGCTTGGTTTGCATTGTGGTTTGGCAAATGAAAGATCCGGTCGAAGAAATACGCCATCTCAGTGGTGTTGATCAAAAGCAGTATCCTGGTAGTAATATCAGCGTAACAGGCATGGAAAAACAAGACCTCGAACGAAAACACAAGATCAAACCGGGAACCCCGGAGTGGTTTCGTTTGTGGTTTAGTCGGCCCTATCTCACCGGTGAGAAACCAGTCTAGCCAGTGGCCTGCTTCTTATCTTCAATCCCCAAGTACTGATACCAGCTGGGATGTTCGATGTGTACCGGACAATTCTTCCACTTAGCAACCAGACTGTAGTAGTCCGGTTTGTAAGGCATACGCATAGGCTTCCAGAGCTTGGTGCCTTTTTTGTGGTTGCAAGGCTTGCAGGCAGCTACGCTGTTGTCCCATGTGGTTTTACCACCGCTGGCACGTGGAATCATATGGTCGATAGTTAGCTTATCTCCAGGAAATGTATCACCGCAGTATTGGCATTGATACAGGTCACGTAGATACAAGTGAGCACGACTAAACCGAACTCCGCGTTTGTTGTTAAAGTAGTTCTTGGTCACAGCAACCGCAGGATAATGAATTGTCAAATTAGCACTACGGGCAACGTGATCGTCGTAGGTTTCCAGCACCGTGATACGGTCCAGAAACATCAGCTTGATAGCATGTTGCCAGTTAATAATACTCAGTGGCAAGATACTGATCGGATCAAAATTAGAATTTAGTAATAAACAATTACTCATGTTAAATACTTATATGTCAAAAAGTTTAGAAAACGTAATTGTTAAAAAAGCCAATCAGATAGAAACCTATACTGAGTTCCAAATACGTGAGTTGGCGAAATGTGCAGATCCAGCCACTGGTCCACAGTACTTCATGGACAATTATTTCTACATACAGCATCCTACCAAGGGTAGCATACAGTATCACCCGTTTGAGTATCAAGAAAGATTGATTAACACCTACCACAATTATAGATTCTCTATCAGTCTAATGCCTAGACAAACGGGGAAATCAACCTCTGCAGCAGGGTATTTATTATGGTATGCAATGTTCATACCCGATAGCACTATTCTAGTGGCCGCACACAAGTATCTAGGTGCACAAGAGATCATGCAACGTGTACGCTACAGCTATGAAAACTGTCCGGACTTTATTCGTGCAGGGGTTACCAGCTACAACAAAGGCTCAATTGATTTTGAGAACGGAAGCCGTATTGTGGCACAAACCACAACAGAGAACACAGGTCGTGGTATGAGTATTTCACTACTCTATTGCGACGAGTTTGCGTTTGTGAGACCCACTATTGCAGAACAGTTCTGGACTTCCATTACACCTACACTATCCACTGGTGGTAAGTGTATTATCACTTCCACTCCAAACAGTGATGAAGACCAGTTTGCACTGATCTGGAAAGGTGCCAACAAGTGCGTGGACGAGTTTGGTAACGAAACAGAATTAGGTGTAAACGGATTCAAAGCCTTCCGCAGTGCCTGGCAAGAGCACCCAGACCGTGACGACAAGTGGGCCGCAGAAATGAAGGCACAACTGGGCGAAGAACGCTTCCGCCGTGAAATGAATTGCGAATTTTTGATCTTTGATGAGACCTTGATCAATGCAGTAACACTGTTTGAAATGGGCGGTATTGAACCAATAGAACGACAAGGGCAGGTACGTTGGTACAAGAAGCCACAACGAGGCTGTACCTACGTGGTAGGACTAGATCCTAGCCTAGGCACAGGCGGCGATCCTAGTGCAATACAGGTATTTGAACTTCCTGGGCTACGACAAATAGCTGAATGGCAGCACAACAAAACTCCGGTTCAACGACAAGTGGCAATACTTAAAGAAATTACCAGCCACTTGGTAGAATGCACAGATGCTACCAGTGTATATTATAGTGTGGAAAACAACACACTAGGAGAAGCTGCATTGGTTGTCATTGGCGAAATTGGTGAAGAAAACATACCAGGTATATTTCTCAGCGAACCTGCAAAAGTAGGCAGCAGCAGGACTTATCGCAAGGGCTTCACGACCACAAACAAAACCAAGCTGGCAGTTTGCTCCAAGTTCAAGAGTCTGGTAGAAACCAAGAAAATGACCATTGCCAGCAAGAATCTAATCAGCGAGTTAAAAACTTTTGTTGCACATGGGGTAAGCTATGCAGCAAAATCAGGCGAAACTGACGATCTAGTGATGGCCACACTGTTGGTGGTTAGAATGATACAGTTGCTCAAGGATTTTGACAGTCAGCTGGACAATGAAGTGCGCGACACGCTAGAAGACTTTATTCAACCCATGCCGTTCATTATGACAATGAGCTAAATACAACATTATTGGAAAACCAGATGTCACGCGAAATAGAAAAAATTGCAGAAGACTTATTCGAAAAAATCCGTAGCAGATTTGAAGGGGTGAATCTGGGCGATCAAAATGCCAAAGCCACAGCTGATCCAGAAAAAGCAAGATTCTTCAACTTTAACTATATTTCTAAAGATGGCGAAGAGTTTGGTAATATCACAGTTAGCATTATTGACGAAAACAGTCTAAAGATTTACTTTGGTAGAAACATCAGCGAAAAGCTAGATGATGACCAGCGCAAAGAATGGTACGAGTTCTTGCACGACCTGCGCTATTTTGCAAAACGCAATCTACTAACATTTGACACAAGAGATATCAGTCGCAGTAACCTACATATCAAGGATCTGAAACAGCAGGCCACATCAGATACCACACTATCTACACAGGATATAACGATGAACGAGAGCAGACTATATGGCACGGCCAAGACCAGTTTTGAAAACATTGGTTCAGCGAGGCTAAGAATAATCCACACCGAGAGTGTGAACCCCGAACAGCGTGGAGCTCGCAGTCGTCACATCAATGCTATCTATGTAGAGAACGCACACGGCGAGCGTTTCAAACTAGAACACAATAAACTAAGCGGCGCTCGTGCAATGGCACGACACATCAGCGAAGGCGGTATTCCCTACGATGATGTTGGACAGCACATCAACGGCATGATTCTAGAGATGAGCGAGCTAGGACGTTTTGTGCGTGTGATGCGTAATCGCACATTTGAAGATTCCACAGCAACAACCATGGTTGAGGCTGCTACCAGCTACTATCATGGCATGAACAGGCAACTGAATCATTTGAAAAGCACCCGAGCATATAAAACATTTGTAGAAAATTTTGAACCACAGGCACAACAACTAGATGAAGTAGATTTAAATGGCATGAAAGAACGCTTTGTTAAGAAAATTTTTGACGATCGCATGACGGCAGCACTGCCACATGTGTACAAAGCATATCAGCTACACGAGCAAGCAAAACAACAACAGATCAACACAGTCCGAGATGTTGTGGAAAACCGTTTACCTCTTAAGCTACTCGCCAACGAGGGAATGGATGAATATATCAGGGCTCTTAATTTTAGTCACCCAAATGAGTTGGTGGTCAAGGTTCTTGAGGACATTGCAGAGCGAGCTCTTGCTACTCCAGAGATATCAGAGTTTGCCAAACACTGGGCCGTCAACTATGCAACCGTAACAGAAAACAGCAATCAGACCATTAGAGAAAATCAGGCATTGGCAGTCAAACTGGCCACACACTACCTACGAGATCTGCGTAACCTAAAAGAAGGCCTGCGTGTACAGGCAAACGAAATCAACTATGTGGACTTTGATTCTGGCTCCGAAATCATGGAAGGTACCTGGGCATTACCAGAAAGCCCAGAAGACCTTGAAGAACTAAAAACACTCATGGCAAATCCATTACCAGTGGGCAATGATGCTGAAAATGCTACCAGTGCCCTCTACAATCTTATTGGTGATGACGAGCTGTTTGATCGACTAGGGGACTTGTCCGATAACGAAGGACCCAAAGCAGATGCTCGTGATGTGATCAAGCATTTCATGAAACAAGAAATGCCCGGACTGTTTGATAAACTTGGACTAAGCGATGATGCTGAAATGGATCAAGATCCTGCACAACAGCAAACACCTGGTGAGACTCCGTTGGCAGGAGCTCCTGCTACTGCGGCTCCGCCACCTCCATCGGCACCTACTGCGGCACCTGGAACCGATGAACCAGTTGTTGCAGAAGATATCGCTAGACTATTGAAGCTTTCGGGACTTCAATCGTTTCTGGTAAAATAATTCAAAATATCTCTTGCAGAGATAAATAAATTTGTTATATACTTGCTAGGTGCAAGTATGTATCTAGGCACACTAAAGACCATCTTAACTTATAAAGGAAAACTATCATGGCAACTTCTCTCGCAGAAATCCGCGCAAAACTACAAGCGCAAGAAAGCCGCACAGGCGGCAGTCAAACAGGTGGCGACAACGCTATCTACGCTCACTGGAACATTCAAGAAGGTTCCACAGCAAAAGTCCGTTTCCTTCCAGACGGCAACTCCAAAAATTCTTTCTTCTGGGTCGAACGACTAATGATTCGTTTGCCATTTGCTGGCGTCAAAGGTCAAGCAGACAGCAAGCCTGTTATCGTTCAAGTGCCTTGTGTTGAAATGTATGGAGAAGCATGTCCTGTACTTGCAGAAGTACGCACCTGGTTCAAGGATGCAAGTCTTGAGGAAATGGGTCGTAAGTACTGGAAGAAGAAGAGTTATCTGTTCCAAGGTTTTGTTCGTGAGAACCCACTTGGTGACGACAAGA